CTTCATCAGTGATTGCCATGATTTCAGCCCAGTGCCAACCGTCCCATTTATTATAAAAAGAACGAACAACTATTCCGTCCATTTGATTTTTAAGATTGTCGTGATCTATATCTTGGTGGTCAACTACAAGAGGTTTTCCCTCAAAAGACTTTTCCATATTTAAAATTGCGTCATTTGAAGCATATAAATTAAAGTCTTGATAACCTGCAACTCCTTGCACCATATGCTTTGCAAAGAATCTTTTTGGATTTTCGTTTGTTATTTTCATTTTTTTCTCACTTCATTAAAACATAGGAAAGAATTATCAACGCCCATAAAAGTACCAAAATATCATAATAGTTTATTTCCATGTTAGTCCTCAAATATATAAATAGCTCGACATCTACACCCAAAAGCTTGTCCGGGCAATCCTCTTTCATCGCCTTTTTTTCCGGTATGAATAATAGGCAAATTGTCTGTTGTGAAAATTTTCTTATCAAGATGCTTATGTAAATCTCGCACTCTTTCATCATGAGAAGTGGACCAACGGAATTTCCTAAGACCTGCCACTGATGCCCGCTCGTGATAGTATTGAGTTGAAAGTAATCGAGTTTCTTGTTTTGCTATAAATTTTGCTTTGTTCTCAGAAATAGAAAACCTATTTTGTAAGTCCTTAACTAATGTTGATGACCTTGCGCCCGTTGCTAAATTAGCTTCCATGAAAACACGTAAGTCGACTACCTGTTTTTCAGAAAAGTCGACTACATATTTTTGCATGTTGAATGTGTATTCTCTAGCAATATTTTCTCTTTGCTCTGGAGTGAAATCAGGAGACACAGATAAATCTCTTGATGCTGTTTTCCAATCAGATTCCATGTCTTCAATAGCAAGATGCATATTTTCTTCAATCCACTCGTCATTTTGTTTGACCAGTTCCGCTACTTGATCTAAGCCCGGCATAGCTTGTATCATTTCACGCTGCATTTGCTCGTCTTGAACTTTTATTTGACCTTGAGCTGCATTAATTTCTTGAGGCAACTTTTTATAAGGGACGTTCCAGCTTTTTGATTTTGGGTTATATGTCCCGCCCATTTTTTTAAATTCTTTTGACATTGTTGAATTGAATTTACCAGTAAACGTGACACTGATTTTATTCCTTTCCATAACTATTGTATTTTTTTTCATAGCTTCAATGATTGTAGCAACTCCAGTTGTTACCGCATTTTCCAATTTATCATCGAGGTTATATTTCTTAAGAACTACAAGAAGAGGTTCCCAAAGAACTTTGAAAAAAATATCGTTGATAGCTTGCTCAAGAGGTTCAAAAACAAAATCTTTCAAAACAGGCTGCTTAACTTCTTTCATAAACTACCCAAAAAAAATGAACCCCCTTGCGGAGGCCCTTAAATTATCCTATCACAAGGACTGAATAAGTACCAGAAACAGAGACTTCAACCGAGATGTTGTTTGCATCCGTTAGTGTCAATTCAAAATCAACTTCTTTGTCTGTTGAGTCATCAAACATTCTCACGTCAACATATTTCTGCCCCAAACTATGGGTAAGAGAAACAGCTGTAGATGCCGTCAAACTCTGTGCTGTGAAAAGTTTACGAACATATGATTTACCATCTACATAGCTCTTTACACTTTGAGCAGTACAAAGCTTGGAAGCACTAGCACCTAGAGAAAGGTCTGTTTCGTAAACTGCACTATCAATGTGAACGAACTCCAAAGAAGCATCGACATAATGCTCAGAGTCAATACTTGAGTCAGCTATCTTAGAACCATCTACAGAATTGGAACTCAAATGAGCAAGATCAACCGCACCGTCTACAATTTGAGCCGAGTCTACGGAGTCGTCACTCATATGAACAAGATCGATAGACCCATCTACATATTGATTACTATCAACACTGTTACTTGCCATTTTAGCTAGAGTCACTTGAGCGTCTAAAATATTAGCCGTCTCTACTGCATCGTCTGCTAATTTTGCGTTTGTAACTGCGTCGCCTGCAAGAAGTGCGGTTGTTACTGCTAGAGCAGCAACCTTAGAAGTTGTCACTTGAGAGTCTGCAATATTCGCAGTCTCTACCGCGTCATCTGCTAGCTTAGCATTTGTGACGGCATCATCTGCTAATTTTGCCGTTGTTACTGAACCGACTGAAAGGCTAGTACCACCTTGTAGTCCTTCAAATTCTGCATCAGCTCTTTCCATGAAATCTTGAACTGACGTTGGTGCTCCTAAACCAACCCATGTATGAGTTGTTGGTGCAATGTTTTCCGCAGCGCTTGAACTAAATGAGAAAACACCTGTTGTTGAGTTGTAATCTATTTCATTATTTGTTCCCGCTAGGAAAGACCTTACATCTTGTGCTTGAATATCAGCTTGTAAACGTGTGAAGTCTGAAGCATCAGCAGGAGATTGTGATGCAGTGTTAGTGTTACAAATCCACGTCATTTCCATTTTGTCAACGGCCGATGTAAGAATCAAAACATCGCCCATTTCTAGGGAGTGAGTTGCGTTTGCTGTAATCCATGCACTTAAAGACGCTGCGGAAGTATCTACTTCAACGTCTGTGATAGCAAGGCTCTCCATTTTCAGTTCACCATTTGTAATGGATAAAACCGAAGAAGAAGCAGAATGGACTGTTAATTGGTTGGTTTCAGCTTCTGTTTCTAATTCTTGAAGAATGTCTTTTAATGTTCCGCCTGAGGTAATTGTAGAACCACTGAAAGCACCGAAATCAGTTGCATTTTCATCTACACCTGTAAGAGTCACAAGATCGTCAACATTAGCTTCTACTTCACTATGTTCTTCGTAACGTACTGCATGCCCATTTGAACTTGCTGCCGGTAAATTTTTAGGTCTAGCTGCACCACCAAAATCGTGATCAACTAATACTAGCTTTTCTACTGCCATAACTTTCCCCTTTCAAAGGTTTTATTTTTTTTTGATTATAACATTAAAACGCTGGCAGAAATATCAAGCAACGATTTAATTACAAAAGAATCGTTGTTTAGATGTTTGACATAAAGTTCAATTTCAATACCGTTAGAGGTCACTATTTTTATTATTGGTTTATAACCTAAATTATGGTTTATAATTTGCATCCATGTCAAGCCTGATTGATACAGATTTAAAGATACATCCTGCCAATTGTTAGCAGGCTCATACGGGATACTAGTTGCGTTTCCAGAAGCTGTTCCTATTACTATATGATTATCTGGTAAAGTGTTTTCAATGATTGCTTGGAGTTTCATTTTATCTTCATCGCCAAACACATTTGTATTTGTTTGATTTTCGTAAGCTTGCTTAATAACAGCGCCAAGTGACGCAAGTTGTATGTTCGCCATAAAATTTTCCTGTCTTAAAATTATTAATTTGGAATTACCCAACTTACCGAGAAACTTGTTTTTGTGTTGTCTCTGTTAATAACATTGCCCTCATAATCAGAGTAATTAACAGAAGCCATTCCATTCGATGAAATATAAGCTTTAATATTTTCACTACCAGAATCCACTATTTGAGTTATTGTTTCCTGTGGTCGCCACCCGTCCGGTATTACAGTTCCATATAAGAATGTATTACTAGAACTATGGTCTGCCTTAGGTAAATGTAGTGTACAATTCCACAAATTACCAGTCCTAACAGCACTGAAATAAGCTTTATATGCAGAACCTAAAACATTGTATTCTTCTGCTTTTCTAACAGCTTCCAAATTTTCCAATGAGGTTGCAACTGCTGCACTTCTCGCATTGTCCACATAGCTTTTGTTTGCTGCATCGGTTAACGAGGTTGGAGACTGAACATTTTTTATTCTTTTGTTAGTCAAATCTATTTCTTGCTTAAAAGAGACATAGCTGTTGAATTGGAAGTCTGTATCTGCAAGACATAACCCCTTAGCAATTGTTAGGGAGTTAGTTTGGGTTCCGTTTTCATCGAACATGAAGTTACAAATGTAGTCGCTAGGCTGTATTATTTTGTTTTGGTTAGACCTTGTTGAAAACACAAAATTTTCAACATTACCGTCACCTAGTTTTAAGAAATCACCGCCAAGAGGATTCTCGACTTCAACATAGCTAAATTTTGCATTAGAACTAGATAGGCCACCATTGGCGTTAACCTTTTTTTGAAAGTTTGCAGAGTCAGCGCCCAATGTAAGAAGTGTTGTGTTGTCTCGCGAAAAAACAAAGTCTTTTGGCGTTATAAAATTCAACTTGGAAGTTTCGTATTCCATTTTTAAAACAGAGTTTGCACCTGATTCGTCTTTGACTTCAAGAAAAGTAGAGTCCGCTTCTTTTCTAATTTCCAAACTCTCCTTGAAAAGAGTTTTTTGAAATATGGAAAAATAATCTACATTATATCCTGCTTCCCATACAGTTTTAAAATTGTCTTCATCGCCATAAACTTGAAATGAAAAACCTTTACCGCCCTTCATCCTCATTTTTAATTTATCTGCATATTCGACCATTGTCATGTAGGACTTGTTGGTTGTGGTGTTTCTAAACTGAAGAACGTACTGTTCGGCCTCTTGCCTCATAATAGTAGAGCCATTTACGTAAATTCCAGTGCTTATAGTTTCAATTTTAGCGTCACCATTTGCATCTACAATCTTTTCAGGCGCACCGTTACCACCGCCATTTGCAATAGCATTGTCCACATATGATTTTGTTGTTGCATCGTCTGAAGCAATTGGATTCCCCAAAGACTCTAATTGGTTACCAAACATAGACGCGCCACCGCTAAACTGCTGTCTTTTTAAATGTATTGTTCCATTTAAGCCTATGATTGTAACTTCTTCTGCATTGGCTCCGTCATGAATAGAAAATATATGAGGAGCAGTATTTTTTGTCAGATAAGTGGTCTTGTCAGTAGCAGGGTTAATTTTGAAAGTTTCAATCTCTTGCTCCGCTACTTCTGTTTTAGCAGAAATTAAAGTGGCATAGTTTGCTATTAATGCCCTTGTTGACCCCGTTACTTTCATTCCTAAATCGTCAGCTTGAACACGAACAATTCCAGCTTGATCTTTAAGCTCCGAACCACCTTCTAAATGATCTACAGCGTCAGCTATTTCTTGTGCGGTTTTTCCACCTACTGACTGAACAACTGCTGCATCCGTAGTCCCTGTCACGTCTCCCGACATAGGATAATTTTCTAAATCTTTGTCCATCCAAAACCTAGTACCAACCAAGTTAGAACATAGCACCATATTGTCGCTTGTTGGTTTACCTAGATAGTCTTCTTTTAAATCTAGTTTTTCATCAAGAGAATTTAATTCACCATCAAGATAGACTTTTGTTATAGGTTCGTCGTCGTCCGTTGCAATTGGAAGACCTTTTATTCTTGTGTTATTCATCTCAATACCGTCATTAAATAAATGAGGTGCATTAGATGTAACAGCGCTTTTAAAAATTGAAAATGGGCTAAAGTTCTCAGAAGGTAAATTGTCTGTAGTTTCGTCTATGCGAAAAATAAAGCCTCTACCGTAGTTAGTAGTCCATGTTGGATTCTTTAATTGATCAAATTTAAGAATTAAGTACTTTACTTCTCCCTCGCAGATTTCTAAAGCGTTTCCATATTGACTAGCTTTAAGCTTAAAGTGTTCGAGTATTTCAATTCCACCCAAGTTGGCTTTAAGCATTGTATTGCCATTTGAAGCAAGAAGGTCTGCACCATCGCTAGTGCTGTCTACTACAACTTTTCCGTCCTCGTTTATTAACTGCCTACCCGAACCACCCGCAGCGTTAGCATCTACATATGCTTTTGTAGCTGCGTCTGTATCTTCGGTTGGAGTTTTTAGATTTGTAATTTTGTTGTCATTAACATCTATCCCTCCGTATTTTACTTTTAGCGGAAGAAACAATTGAACATCATCAAAAGTACATTTAATAGCAGCAGAAGGCATGACATTTGTAGGATCGTAAACTATTATTTCTACGTCTCTACCATTATGCCCAGACAACCAAACCTTGCTATTTCTGTTTTTAATACTAAAGAACTCTTCGTCATTTTCACTCTCAATAAAAACTAAAGCTTTGTCTTGCCCAGATTGATTAATCTTAAGCTCTCCAGTTACTTCAACTCCGTTTTCTTTAGCTTCTGCTTTTGTATCGCCATTTAAAACTAATTTGTCTGAACCTAACTTAAGAGAATTTACATCTGTTTGTAAGTCTGGAACTTGAGTTGCAACAACGTCTGCAATATCAGAAGCTGTTTGACCGCCAACACTTTCAACCGTCGAGGCTGCTGTTGTACCAGAAATATCACCACCCATAGGTAGATGGGCAATGTCATCATGTTTCCAAAACCTAGTACCATCTGCTTTTGATGCTAGAACTTTATCATCTACATCAGGGTTTCCTAAATTGTCTTCTTTTGCAGCTAGTTCTGTATCAATATTCGCAACTTTTTGCTTGTCTACATTTGTATATGCATTGGTGTTAGTTTGTTCTTCGTAGGCCTGCTTAATGGTTGATCCAAGTTTATTTAGCTCAATATCTGACATTTTATTTCCCCTTATAAGACTACGTTATCTGCACCTTCAACAACATTGTCAGCGCCATTGACTACGTTCTTTGTAATAGCACTGTTAGCACCATCATCATCGAAAAGACTGCCTTTTTTAAAAACTCCATTGAAAAACATGAAAACTTTTTGCGTTCTTTCTTGTTTCAATATTGCCATTAGATTACTCCCAAGTCTTCAACCTCAAGACCAGCTACAACAATTTCAGTGCTAACACCAGTATTTTGCTTAACTAAGATATATGTTGGAATTACTCCAAACTGCCTTAGACCTGCAATATCTGTATCATCAGTGTCAAGTGTCATTTCAGAAAGCGCTGTTGGTGTCGTAACACTGTTTGAAACAAACACATCAACACTTCCTGCATCTACCCAGAACGAAGGTTCAAGCTGCTCAGCTCCCCATGTGTTGCCACGCTTAGACACTTCATATAATTTCTCTAGTTCAAGTACCTCTTTATAATTTTCCATTAAAATTCTTCCTTATCTTTAAAAATGTTATCGTTTACTTCTAATTGAACTGGTAATAAACTACCTTTGTTTACTGCTTCTTTGAATTGCTTTATGTCAATAAGTCCAAGCTCGTAGGTTCTTTGTAGTCTGTCATATTGATTATTTTTGACTTGCTCTTCTTGTTCTGAATCGAGAACACGCAAAGAAGGAAATTCTATTTCTATGTCGTCTAATTCTACCTGAAAGAGACGATACGCTTCAACTTCAATTACCTTTTTTAGAACATTAATTGCAGGTCTTCTTACTGTTGACTCAACCATGCTGTTGTAATTTTCTAAATCAGATTCTCCACTATTGAAACCTGATGCAGATAAACCAAAGATTTTAGTCAATGGCATTTTCATGTCTGCGGCTATACCCATGCGGATTTGTTCCAACATTTCTGATAGCCCGGAAAATTGCATGCTTTTTTGGTCATGGTCATCTTCGGAATCCATTACAAGGGCATTGAGATAGTTTTTAAGAGAATTTGCTAATTGAATTCTTTTCTCAACTGCATCGGTTCCTTGAGCTGTCAGTAAAGCAGTATTGAATTCTTTGATTTTAAATACATCAACTTTCGCTTCATCAAGTAATTCAAAAATCACGTTATTATTTTTGATATATTGATTTATTGATCTAATCAGTCTTTCTATTTGAGATAGTCCCCATCCACGAAGTTTAGCCCTTGGTGTAGATGGTGCTGTTTTTCCATATAAACAATAAACTCGAGAAGAATCTATTTTGCGACCATAGAAAAGAAAATCATCTTCTTTAAAATCAGCGCCTTCATCAGCAATAGCTTGACCTTCCACCTTGTAATAAGGTTTCTGTACTTCCCAGTTATCGGCTGAATAGTATTTAATATTTGAGTCTTCTTTTTGCTGCTTAAGATTTAATGGAGAATCAATTTTTGCATCGTCAATTACAAGTAAAGCACCACCACCAAATAGCCTGCTCCACTTAAATGTCTGAATTACTGCATCAATAGCACCGCACTCAACTAAGTGTTTTTCCAGCTGCTTTATTTCATCATCATTTATCATATTGGTTTTTATCATAAAGCCTTTTGAAAAAGCATCATCAACAGGAGTATCTACGATAGTTTCAACTATTCCATGCTCAACGTATAAATCAGATAAGAGAATTCTATTTTGACTTACCATGCTATGCCGAATATTGCGCTCTAGTGTTCCTAGTTTATTTAGCTGATTAGTATAGCCATCTGCCACGTTACTTGTAAGCTGACTTAAAGAATTTGCAAATTGCTTTTGTTTTTCTGTCATTTTGATTTCCTATAAAACGTCTAAAATTGAAGTTCGTTTACCAATGTATCCATCTAAAGCATATCGCGCTGCATCGGGTGCGTGATTATCTGCATCAACAAGAACCGGCAAAATGTCTTCAGTAGTCTTATCTATTTTATAACTATAATGCAGAAAATCAGAACAAGCTACTTTGCAAGATGGTGAAATTATTATTTTCCTGAAAGCTCTTAAAAACTCAACACCTTCCTCAACACTGCCGGCCCATTTCTTAGCAGCTTTGCAATTAAATCCATTGTTTCTTATGTGTGAGATAGTTTCTGGTCTTGAACCATCGGCAAATATTGGCCAGCGTTGGGAACCTTCTATTTCTTTAAATCTTTTTGGTAGATCGACGATTTCAATTTGAACACCTGACATCTCGCGATCTATGTAAAGACAGTTATCAAGAATAAACAGCCTTAGAAGCACGGTAGGGTCACGGGAGAAACCAAAATCGGCACCAAAGAAGAAACGTTGCTGGAAAACCATTTTTAAATCTGGAGTTTCAAATTCTTTTATCTCCACTTTGTCACCAAAAACTGATGCTTCTGATAGGCGTCTGCACTCTCCCCCCCATACCCAGTTGTATTTGTCGATATTGGTTTCTTTGCAATAGACAGCTTCATCAATAAGAGGTTGTGGCAGGAAAGGATTATCCCAATAATCTATTTTGACAACGTCTGAATGAGGGTGAGGATTGACTACAAATCTTTGAAAAGTTTCATCGTCAACCATATCCGGATTGAAATCAAGCCATATTTGAGAATCTGGTGCTCTAATGGTTGGGATAAGTACATCCCAGCTTGTAGCAGATACTTTTGCCGCTTCTGTCACCCAGCAAACCATCACACCCTCCATGGATTTTATTTCGTTGATATTCTTCTTGATGCCTTTAAAAATAAATTGACTTCCATTGACACAAGTTATGGTCACGTGGGTTATTTTAAAGTATTTTTTTAAATTGTATCTCTCAATAGTATCAACAAGCAGTCTATGCACTGAATCTTGAATAGAAGTCTGGTATTCCCTGCAACACAGAAACCTAGTTTTAGTTGATATTGCTAGCAGTATAGCCTTAATGGCAAAGCCCCACGACTTGGAGCTCCCACGGCCACCATATGCGACCTGAAACCTAGCATCGGACATCATAATTGCTTCAAATTTCTTGGGAACTTCAATTTTCATCTGGTTGGCTTTCAGGCAATGTCAGCGGTGACTTAAATTCTACAGTTATATCAGATAAAGCATCAGCATCCGCTATATTTTGGTCCTCTAACAGCGGTTTGTCGTGCCAGCCTAATTTACTCCGGGCTAGAAACATAAGCACCTGAGGGTTGCCTTTTATTGCATGTTCTGTCAGACCTTTTGTGATTATCATTTTATGACGTTTCACACCTCTTTGGTATCTTCCCCAAAGGTTTTGATCGAGATAAGCAACTTTATATTTTCCCGTGCCAGTGAATGACTCAGCTTCTTTTTGTTCTTCTTTTAGAACTTGATATAAATGTTTTTCTGATATTGCGAGAGATGATGCAATGTCTGAAACCCCTAAACCAAGTGAAGCCATATCTTCAACTATTTTCATGTCGTCATCTGTGAATTCATATCCATGATTTATATCTGTATCTCCCTTAGTCAATTTTGGCATACTTACCCCATATTTTGAAAAAGCCTTGAGTTAAGCTAGTATCAAAGGTTTAATCAATTTCTTTCACCCAAAGTCTTATTGTATCTGATGGTCCGTACTTCTTTACAGCATGGATTTGAACAATGTTTTTATCATCTTCAAAAAGTCCCCATTTATCCTGTAGACCGTCCAGCAAGAGTTTTAGCAGATTATCTATGTCTGGTCTAACTGTGTGATATATTTTATTGCTTGTTTTTGGTTTTTGATAAACAAATTCAACTTTTATAGAGAGGGGACCTAGAAGCTTTTTGGGCTGTTGCTTTCTGATATAATTTCTGATGAAATGTTCGGCAACTTTAATAGCTTTTGGTTGGAAGAAAGTCACTCGACCTTTTTTATTTGTCATAGCTCTAGGAGCTTGCTTAGGTATAGCTCTGATAGGTATTTCAAAGTATTGAGACATAATTATTCCTTTTTTGACATTAATGTCAGTGTATCCTACTGAAAACTGGAGGCAAGCAAAAAAAAGCCAGCCTCATAAGAAGCTGACTTTCAATCAAGGAAATATATTCAACACGTCTTGACCACGTGGATGAAGTTGTTATCTATCCATATCTTGAAGCATTTCAATCGTTTCGTGTATTTGACTATTAGTCATATAATCTATCAACCAATCGAGAATGTCTTCCAGTTCGTCAATGCCATCATCAACGTTGCTTATTATTTGTTTTTTAAGATCACTAGTTGCGCTCATAAACCACCCTCTCATAATTCATAGTCTTGTATTCAATTATTTGAAATTGACTTGGTGCTGTTTTGTACCAATTGATGTTCTGAATAGACTGTAAAGCAGCTTCCAAGGTCCCGAAAGACCAACTGCAAAGGCTTTCACCTATCTTGACTTTGAATAGTGACTCGCTCTGTTTTAGTAGCACATCCGTTGAAATCGATGTCAACTGTTCGCTCATATTCTCTGCTCCCGTCAAGGTGTGCTTCGTAGATTGCAATTTGATTTTTCATTGCTCTGTAGTTATGTTTGAATACTACACAGAAATACGTGTCATCGACAACTACATTTTTATCCACCGATCACCTCTAAGAATTTATATTTATCAGCTACAAGATTTGTGATGTGTTGCTGAATAAAAGCATTTCCCCACCTGTCACGCGCAACTTCATCAGAACATAGAAATACATCCTCTCCACGTTTACGAAACCTTGAAGTCACTACAACGTCTTGACCATTTGCTGATTTGTATTTGCCACCAACTCTTATTTGAATCCTAATTTTTTCCATCTTTTTCCATCCTGTATGTCTGTTTTATCTCGTACTCATATCCTGCTTCGGAACCACCCTCGCATATCCATCCCACGGCTTCTTCATAAGTGTCGAATGAAGCAAAAGCCTCACCCGAAGAAGAACACACATAGAATCGAACTTTTAAATTCAAACTCACTAGTTATTCTCCGAATATTTTTCATAAGCAGCTTCATATAATTTTGAAACCTCTTCCCAGTTGTCTTCATTAATTTCTTGATACATCCAATAAGCAATTTCTAACTCTTCATCATTTTCATCAAGAGCTGGCATATTGCCAGCCCCCATGTTCGACATAAAAGCATATTTACTTGAATTTTGTCCTTCATGGTTTTCACTTAGCCAAGTCCAAAGAGCTATACCTAAATCAAACCAGTGGTCAGGAAGTTCTTTTATAGAAATATCTCCTATTCTTTCCATCAGTCCATCAACTCCATTGACTTGTCTTCAGACTCTTTCTTTTCTTCAACCGTTGGCATAATTTCCGCTTGGATTATATCTCTTACATCATCATCAGATTGAAGTCCCATTGTCACTTGAGGAGCTGCTGTTCTAATAAGAAAACTAGCTGCTCTATATCTCAGCATCAAAGCTGGCATTGATTTGTATTTTGGATTAGAAGTCCAACCCTCAGCTTTAGCGGTGGCCATATCTATTGTATAGCTCACATCTTGACCAGAAATCTTAGAGTAACAGGTAACACTAAAATTAGAAGTTCCTTTGCCTTCCTCTTTAAATAACAATGGATGGTCAAACACTCCTGAAGTATTTGCTAGTGCAATCATAAACTTTGAGCTTAGACCTACATTTCCATGGACTACATACAAATTTTGCATAACAGAAATCGGCGACAATTGACGTTTCTCAGTGGATAGCTGTTTTGCATACTCTAGAGCTACGAGGACGTTTCCTGTCTTACCCGCAAAGTGTTTTGGTAGTAGATCACTAGTTGCGAGATACTGAGCTTCTTGCCACCTTTTCTGGATTTCAGTTGTTGGGAGTTGTGGTTTTTCTTCTGTCTTAGTTACTTCACTCATTTTATTTTCCTACCTTTTTAAACACGTATAGATTTCTATTTCTTTCAGTTATAAATTTCTTTTCTCTAGTCAATTGCCCATGCAAAACTAAAGAATTTAATTGAGATGATATTCTTATCCTTGGCTCTCCTTTGAGGCGCCAATAGCTTAGAATGTCATTTCTTATAAATTCCTTGTCACCCATAGCAACAACAGCCTCTTTGATTTTTTCCATATTTCTTTCTGACATTTGATTCCTTAGTATTTAATATTTAGTTCAGTCATATTTTGAATATATTTCCTAGCATCTTGCACTGATTTATGAGCTTCATAGTTGACCGTTCTCACTTGCTTGTCCTTAAGATTTGCAACTCGAACAGTGAAGTATCTTGTATCATCATTTCCAAATCTGTCTTGTTCTGAGGTTATGAATAAACTCTCATTATCATTCCAATGAAAAAAGCCGTCTTCTATTCTTGAAGAGAATCCTTCCATAGCTCCACTTGAAAAAAAGTAATAGCCTGCATTTTGGTGGTCTTTTATAAATTTCTTAAGCTCTCTGCATACTGGTCTTACAAACATTATTTTTCCTCATATAAATAATTAGGGAAGGTTGGGAGATGAATTTCTCTATTAGGTTCCCACTCAGTTACATCTCTGTATTGCTGCATCTCAAATAAAGCAGTTTCAACTTGGAGTCTTGCATTTTCTAGAAGTTCAGGAGTTTTCGCCCACGAAATTTCTACAGTTCTTGTTAGGATTGGTTTTTCTTTCCAAGAAATAATTTTGAAATGAAAGGGAACTGTTACATTGTAATTTTGACGTACTAGTTCGATATAACAGAAAGCTTGAATGTCAAACCTTCCGTCAACGGCAATTTTGTTAAGCTGAAATGTCGTATCTATTGGATATTCCGTAAACTTTAAATCTATGATTCCAACTCCGGGTCTATAAATGTCGAGTTGACCCTTTACTTGAACTCCATTGATTTCTCCATATAAAGAGTGCTCAGGGACGTTCTGAGAGTTGTTTACTGTCTTAGCTAAGCTTGACCCTTGAATCCAGTCTAAGATTGCTAGCATCGTGTTATAGCTCTTATCACCTGTTAGCTTGAGAATTGTCTTTTCTCCAGCTTCCTCTTCCAACATTTTCTGATGATCTTTGTAAGCTTTTCCAGCCCTTCGGTCTTTCCACGTGTCTACAAAATAAAATTCGTCAAAAGTTTCCCTTTCTAGAATAAAATTGTGAAGAGCAGCTCCAAAAATCATAGAATCGGAGGGGGGTTTTTTGTTTTTGTATTGATATACAAATCTTTCAGGAGTTAATTTTAGATAATTCTTCACGTCACTTTGACTGAAACGCTTATCTGCGCGATATTGACTTACTATCATTTGAACCTCATTAATTTGTTGAGTTATATATAACTCGCTGAATTGCAAAAAGATACAAAAAAATAAGCTAAATCACTATATTTACTACGAATAATTTACGCGCGTCAAAATATAATATTTAAAATAATAGTTTCTTTTTCTGAAAGAATAATACAAAGTTAAGAAAACTTTTAGAGAATAAAAAAAAAAACCGCGTCGCTTTTACACAACACGGAGTTTCTATTTTAATATATTGGTTTCACATTAGAGCTTGGATTCCAACTACATTAAAACAACAATTCCTCTCGGAACCACACTTGACTGTTATAGGTCATATTTCCTAAAAAGGAAAGAGTAAATTGAAAGAAGAAAAAAGAAACAACAAACCAAACTGGAAATTTACCTTCTATGTTCGTCAAAGAAAATTAAACTTAAAACTTAATTTAGCAACAGAAGGTTTCTACCATAGAATTGATTGTATTTTTCCCTCTGACAAGCGCCTCCCCTCAAGTAAAGAAATTTCAAAAAAAACCAATATTAGTGAAACCACCTGCAAAACTCATATCAATAAATTAACTGAATCTGGTCACATCCTCAGAAGAGGAAGGAAAAGATATTTGAATCCTTATCTTTCTTGGAAAGGAAACGAGGGACAATTTTATAAATATATAAAGGAAAATAATTTGAGGGAACTTTGGAGAGAACATTTAACAACAGCTGAGAAAATTGAACTAGATTTTGAAGAAAATGACATAGCTGACAATTGATTTCGGTCAAGAAAACTTGACCCAAACAAAAAATTTCGGTCAAGAAAACGGACCTTTTAAAATAGGGGTCAAAGCCTTGGTATGACTGGCATATCTGGCGATTTGGCTGAGAAAACCCTATTAATATTATTATAGACCCCCGCTAAAGGAGCGAAGCAAAGCATCTAATAAGTCAAATAGTCTTGTAAAGTGGACATATATGTCCTGTTTTAAAAATAGAAATAATTCGCATGCGAAATACAAATAATACGATATAAATATTCAAACAATTCAAAGAGGTTCAAAATGTCAGACATTCCAGACAGCACATCATTCAGAAAATACATCTTCCAAGTTTTAAATGAGATAAAAGACTCACAAAATGAAATAAAGGACTCAGTAAATGACATCAAACAACAGTTAGACAGACAAGCAAATCATAATAATAATAAGGAAAAAAAGGTTATTCATTATTCTCGAATACACCTTAACAAGTATTATTTGGGTACTTCGGGCTACGATTACAAGATAACATACGCTTTAATGAATGCTTGCAACTCCGACAAAGAATACGAAGCTTGCTTAGCAATCATAAAAAAATATGCTTTGGAAAAAAAGACCTGCACTGTTGACTACTGTTTTCAAAACTGGACTAAGATTTTGAAAGAAGCAAGAGAGCAACTATGAAAGATGAATTTTATTTAGCTGTAATTCTGACAATAACTGTAATAGCAATACTAGTGGAGATATGCTTGTGAATCTTAAAAAACTAACAAACCAAGAACTCATTGAGAAACTGTCGGAAACCGAAACAAATGTTAGCGAAATGATCAACTTTTCTGTAAGATTGAAATATGAATTACAAAAAAGGATAGTTGAGGATGGAACTAAAAGTCGGCCATTTATATGTCAACCACAAAGGTGATATTGTCGAAATCATGGGCTCTGAGACACTCTTAGAGTCCGTTTTCTATGATAGGGAGGGGATCGCATACATGCCAGATGGATTTCCGTGGAACGGCGATAGTCAACTAAGAATAGTGAGTCCAGTACAATGAAATATAAATACCACAATAAAGT